AATTATAAACGAATTTGAGCGTAGAGGAGCAACCGCATTCCATGAGGCTTGCTCAAAGACTAACGACCAAGTGGGAGACGCAACGACATCAAGTGTTGCTCTGGCACAGTCAATTCTGAAAGAGGCTTTACGCTTCCTACCAACAGAGACATCATTCGGATCAAAGAAGTCTCCAGTTGAGGTTAAAAATATAATCAACAAGGAGAAAGACGATGTAATTGAGAAACTATCAAAACTGGTGAAGAATATTGAGTCAGAGGAAGAACTCATAAACTCCGCAAGGGTATCAGTGGAGGATGAAGAACTAGCACAGCTCATAGGAAAAGCACAGTGGGAACTTGGTCCAGATGGAATGATTATTGCAGAGGAAACACCAGAACTAGAATCATCTATCCAAAAGATTAAAGGAGTTAGAATCGATAATGGTTTCGGTACTTCAGTGATAATGAATAACCTTGAGAAGCAGACACTTGAAGCAGATAACTGCTCAATTATTCTGACAAATCACATCTTAGATAATTTCAAAGGACTAGAGCCAGTCATCAATCAACTCATTAATGCAAACAGAAAAGATATTGTTATTGTAGCCAGAGCATTTTCATCAGAGGCAATTAAACTCTGTTTGGATAACATTAAGAACGGACTACGAATCTACCCAATCAACGCTCCATTCACAAACCAGGGAGAAATGATGAGAGATTTAGCAGCGGTTACAGGAACGAGATACATCGACACAGAAGAAGCATTGCTTGAGGACTTAAATATTACCGACATTGGTATGGTGTCGAAGATAATTGCACGCAGATATGACGCAATAATAGCAGGACTTGATAACAAAGAAACAATTGAGCGTGTAGAGGCACGAGTAAACCGACTCAAAGAGGAACTAAAGGGAGAAGTATCAGAGTTTGCAAAGAAAGCACTAGAGTCAAGAATCTCACAACTAACCAACGGTTTCGCAATTCTAAAGGTAGGAGCTACATCAGACATTGACCGTAAATATAAAAAGGATAAAGCAGATGATGCAGTAAACGCTGTACGCTTAGCACTCAAAGGAGGAACAGTGAAAGGAGCAGGACTGGCCTTTAAGGATATAGCAGAGGAGATGCCAGATACTTCACTACTAAAGCGACCACTTCAAGTAATTAATCAACTGATTATGCAAAGTGCACCAGAGGGATTTATAGTAGAAGAATGGGTGAGAGATCCTTTCCTTGTACTCAAAGCAGCATTAACTAATGCATGTAGTGTCGCAGGAACTTTTGCTACAACAGGTATTATTATTACTAGTGAGAATCCTAAGCAAACCTGTCATGCAGAAAGTAGAAGTGAAGGTGAGTAATGTTAAGTACACAAAGAAGCATAATAAGTTATCTCTGACATTAAGTACAAATATTGATAAGAAGAAAATAAATCTTATCTTTATGCCTAACGAGGACTAAACGAAAACTAACATGCCAACGCCACAAAGAAGGACTCATAAATCAATGACAGGAGAAATGATTTTAAATAAACTCTCAAAGAAAGAAGTTAAGAAGAAGTAATTGTTTGCTTACACACTCCATCAATCATGGTGGAGTGAACTAAGAAAATAATATGACAGAAACAAAGCACGCAGGAGGAAGACCACTAACATATTCAGATGATATGGTTATTAAGGCTAAAGAATATCTTGCTTTATGTGTTGGTGAGTACGAAACACTAGAAAGACCTATTGTCAGAACTATAAAGGGTAGGCAAGTAGAAGATATTGAAAAGTTTGTTGTTCACACTGGAAAGGTCCCAACAAAGGGAGGATTAGCTGTTTATCTTAATGTTGCTAGAGAAACTTTATATGCTTGGGCTAAGGAATATCAAGAGTTTTCTGACGTTATGGAGAAGCTTGGAGCCGATCAAGAAGAAAAACTCATAAATAATGGCTTAAATGGAAGCTATAATCCAACTATTGCAAAAGTTCTTCTCACTAAGCATGGTTATCGTGAAGGAGTAGACGCAACAACAAATGATAAAGACTTATCAGCTGTTCTCGTAAAGTTTATAGGCGAGTAATGCAAACGATTGAAGTACCAACTGAATATCGCAAGTTGTTTGATAATGATTGGAGAGAAGCAGCAATATATGGAGGGCGTTATTCTTTAAAGTCTCATACTGTTGCACGTTTTCTTTTAATCAGAGCAAGACAGCAAAAAACAAGAGTACTATGTGCCAGAGAGTTTCAAAACTCAATAGCAGATAGTTCTTTTCAGTTGCTTAAAGACTTGATTGATAAATATGAAATGAGAGATTTCGTATGTACTAATAATTCAATAGTAAATAGTATTAATGGCTCTGATTTTCTGTTTAAAGGATTGTGGAACAATGAGCAATCTATTAAATCTATTGAGGGTATAGACATAGCATGGGTAGAAGAAGCACAGACTATATCAGCTAAGAGCTTAGATGTTTTAACTCCAACAGTTCGTAAGCCAGGATCTAAAATCATTTACACTTATAATCGCTTAATGGAAGATGACCCTGTACATCAACGATTAGTAATTGAGGGAAGACCAAATACGTTAGTAATTCATGCTAACTATGATATTGCTATCAAATACCAAATGATACCAGAAGTCATTATAAATGAAATTGAAGATGATAAAGAAAAGCGACCATCACTTTATAAGCATAAATGGTTAGGGGAGCCAAATGGGTTAGAACTCAAGATATATAAAGATTGGGCTGAACTTGAAGCTATCCCACCAGAAGCTAGATTAGTTCGTAAATGGTTAGACTTTGGATATACAAATGACCCAACAGCAATGGGAGATATATATAAATGGAGAGACTCTTATATATTAGATGAAACAGTTTATCGTAAGGGAATGTTAAATGGAGCTATTGCAACTATTTTAATGAACCAACCAGACCCAACGATAATGGTTATTGCAGATAGTTCAGAGCCTAAGAGCATAGATGAAATATCATTATATGGTGTACCTATCTTTCCAGCAGTAAAAGGTCCAGGCTCAATAAATACTGGAATACAGTTTGTTCAACAACAAAGGATATATGTAACCAAACGCTCAACAAATATCTGGAAAGAATATAAACATTACTTTTGGAAACAAGATAAAAATGGAAAGATATTAAACGACCCAGAGGGAGGGCTAGATCACCATATGGATGGGATAAGATACGCACTCAACTCAATCTTAGCACCTGCAACGTATACCAGAGAGGCAACTATCACCTACAATGACTATTAAAAGTATTTCTAAAAATAGAAATAAATTGTCTTGCGTGGTATAATTACACTAAATAACCTTATAATTTATGATCGGACACACCCTCGTAAGTGATAAAGATGGCAAACCTCTCGATGAGAAAGGAAATATGCTGTCGGAGTCTACTTATAACCCACCAGAAGAAATCAAAAAACTATTTGCAAAGGTGCAAACAGATTACCAAACAGCATGGAGGCTACAACATCGACCCTTCAAGGCGTTTGATGACCTTTCTCTTTTAGACCGAGCAGAAAGAGACCAGGAGACATTTGGTGCATATGTACCAGCAGAAGTAGTCCCTCAACATAAGCAATGGCGTTGGAAAGGAAGAAAGAATACATCCCGTAATAAGATTATGGGTATTTTGGCACACGTAATCGCAGGTATGCTATTTCCTACGTGCTACGCATACAACGATGAGAACGAGGAGGATGCAATGAGTGCAAAGGTAATGAGGATACTTGTTGAAGACCATTTAAAGAGAGCAAAGTATGAGACGAAGTTCCTTTACATGATGTTAACGGCACTGGTAAACCCTGCAGTCATTGTCGAAGTAGAATATGTCGAGGCACTGCAAACAATCAAAGCAAAGTTGGCAGACGGAACGTATAAGGTAAAGCAAGCAGTAGATGAACTACTATCTGGGCTAAATCTGAACATTATACCAATAGACCAGTTTCTCATTGCAGACTTCTTCACAGGAGACGTACAGCGACAACCGTTCAATTGTCGAGTGAGGCGTATCTCATGGGATGAGGCTAGGTCAGTCTACAAAGATAAACACTTCATTGACGGCGTGGATCAGTTCGACTTCGTACAAGCAGGAAAGACAAGAGTATTCCTAGCAGGAAACGAACAGGCAACGCTCTATGACATAGAATGGACAGAAGCAGACGCAAACTATGTGCAGGAAATGACGATGTATTACCGACCAGAGGACTTGGAAGTAACATTCGTTGGTGGCGTATTCATGGGAGAGACAAATGATGTCTATAACTCAAACCCATTTAAACACCGCAGACTGGTAAACCTAGACGGAGAGTGGGCAACAATCCCAATCTACCCATTTGCTAAGGCGTACTTTGAGCCACTAGACCCAACAGGTAGATTCTTCTACGGAAAGTCAGCAGCATTCAAAGAGTTCTGGGATGACGCAGCACAGAACAAAATGCACCAGTTAGCATTCGATGGAACTTATCTTGATGTGATAAAGCCAATGTTCGTATCAGGAGTAGCAAAGATTGACGGCACCGTGATAGTTCCAGGAGCAACAATTGGACTACCACAAGGTGCTTCTGTGACTCCATATCAGCTTGGTCCAAACCTTGTAGCAGCAATGAACATGATGAATGTGGAAACACAGGACATGTCAGAGAGCACACAGGATAAGATAATGTCTGGCGTAGCAGAAGCAGGAGTAACCGCATACGCAACAAGTAAAGCAGAGCAGAACGCAAAGGTATTCTTAGGAAACTTTGGAATAATGATAAGCACACTGGTTTCGGATATTGGAATGCTGACGATTGACAACATCATAGCCAACACAACGGTAGGCGACCTAGAAGAACAAATTCCAGGAGTAATCAAAGCCAAATATAAGACTCACGTTTCTAAGGGAAAGGAGTCTGGGCGTGACGTAACGAATAAGATTGAGTTCAATGGAGAAATGGTGGGTCAAACAATGACTAAGGATAAGGTTAATGAACTTGAGTGGAAAATGTTTGAAGACGCAGGAGGACTTGACAGTAAGCAACGCAACTTCATGGTCAACCCATATAAGTTCGCAAGGCATAAGTTCAACCTTTATGTAGACCCTTCGCAGATCATCTCACGCTCAATGGGTACAGACGAGATACGAAAGGAACGTGCATTTAACCTTATGGCAGACCCACGAGTCGCACCATACGTCGATATGCAGGCAGTAGTACAGAAATTCATTCTTGAGGACTTCAGTGATGGAGATCCAGACGAGTTTAAGGCAAAGCCACAGCAAGCCCAACCAGGAATGCCACAAGGTATGCCAGGTGGAATGCAAGGAATGTCAGCAGGGTTACCTAGTGGCATGCAAGGGCAACAATTACCAACCAACCAATAAACATGAAATTTGAAACATTCGCTTCTAGTTTTGCAAAGAAGAAGCACGAGAAAGGAGAGAGCAAAAAGGTCGTAGCAAAGGAGAAGAAAGCAGGGGAGAAAGACATTATTAAGACGGTCAAAAAGGTAGTTAAAACAAAAAAATAATATGGCAAAGCAAATTCTAAAGATGAAGGTAACTGCAAAACAAGGTATGCACCTCGGAAAGTACATTGCAGCAGGTGGAAAGCCAAAGGACTTTAAGGGAGCACTTTCAAACGCGGTAGTTAAGGGAAAGAAATAATATGAAGTGGGCAGCAAACAGCTTTAAGTTACAGAGGGCAATCCAGG